CTATTGGAACAATTCAATTTGACTAATAGCGACTCATAAAGTCGCTAATTTTATTGTACAAGGATTACCTTTTTATATACGTCTTTCAGGCGATGAATATAAAAAGGTAATCCAAGATACTTCCCACGTAGGCCAAGAAGTTATTTCTTGAATAACTAAGGGATCAAATCCTGCAAAACGCCGACTATTTATTTATCATTACAAATGAAAAGAAAATTCATTTTATCTAAGTTTCGCATTAAAATAAAATTGAGGTGACTATCAATGTACATATTTTCTAAAAGGATTAAATGTCTTGATTGCGGGGGAAATTATCGAGCAATCAAAGAAAGAGGTAAAAACAAATACATTTGCTCAACTTATAATAATTATCGAACATGCACAAGATGGAAACTTAATGAAGAATACTTAATTGAACTCGTTAATAATCATTATTATACAGAATTAATAAAACAAATGGTAATAACGGTAAAGAACAAGAAAGATAGTAGACCAATTTTAACGCCAGTAGAAATAATGAGTAGAGTTGATCGAATTGAAGTTAGTCCAAGCAAACAATCTTTTACAATTTTCTACAATGATAATACATTTACAAAGATTACACCATTCAGAGAAATTTATTGGGGAGAAGAATAAAACTTCTCCCCTATTGAAAATATATTTTAGGATGACAATAGGTTTAGCGAGGGAGGCTAGATCCGCATTTTTACATTGATTTAGGATGACAAAACCACAATATATTGTGGTTAAAATTTAAACTACATACTATATATTGATGTAAAATCCCCATAAAAGCATCATTTCATTGGATATGAAATTGAGTAAAAAAGCCCCGTCAATTAATCATGACGGGGCAGTATTTATTATTTTTTATCTTGAAGTTTTAAGCCTTCATCAACAATGATTTCGATAAGTTGCCATTGTTCCTCGGTAGGGGTTATCTCAAACTTTTCTAACAATTTCCAAATAACATCTAAAGACACTTCTTTTTTATCTACGTCATCATCTAAGATATTATCGATATAATCAACAACAACTTTTGCCAAATCTAAGGCGAAAGTTCCTTTGTTTTTGAATTTTTCATCTTTGCTGATTACAACAAAAATTAACTCAACAATCTCAATAATTCGCCTACTTAGATTTACATCATCGTGATCAATAATTTGCTTTTTTCTTAAATAACTAATTAGGAATCCTAGCCCAAGAACAAATAAAGTGATGCTACCTAAAATAATTAGATCATTCCACATTATTTATCACCTTTTATTTTTTATTTTTCATAACATAATCAATTGCACGATCAAGAAGAACAGCAATTTCACCACGAGTAATCGGAGCGTTATGATCCAGTACTCTTTTACCATCTACCATCTTACCAGCTAAGATACCTATGTCGTAAAGTTTGTCGGCAGATACAGCAATCCATTCTGGCACATTGTCTGTAAAGTATTTGCTAAAGTTTTTCATAATTTCTTTTTTCACCTCTTCGCGTTTAAAATATTCTTTAATAAGTGGGATGAAATTGTCTTGTGCGGCCTTTACAGTGTTTCCACCAAAAAAAGCAGTACCGGGACATGTTTTTGTTTCATATCCCGGTACTGCTGATTTGCCTGCGTATTTATCTATAATGTTATCAGGTATCCTTTTCCCTGTGTTTAAATCATACCAATGATGATATACGATATGATTTGTGTTAATTGGTATGTCAAATTTCTTTGCCATAATTGCATATAGTCCAATAATTGTTTGCTTTTGCTTGTCTGAGATTTTGTCTCCACCTGTATCAAAGTTGCCAATATTCTCGACACAAACTCCGTTTGAATTAGCCCCTTTGATTCCAGCAGGAGCTTTATCAAATGGCCTGCCTAATGAATAAGCTAATTTACCATCTGGGAATGTTGTGATTTGCTGTGCGATATCATCAAATTTTCTATCTTTAATGTGCGAATTCCTCATTGAATTTAACAAATCAAAATGATTTTTCCCATTAAATGAACCGTAATCTGGCTTCCAAGTATGATGTACTTGCAAAATAGTTATTTTACGTTTAACAGTTTGTTTTTCGAGCCAAATAGCAAATTCATTTAGACTATCAAATAAAATAAAATAGCTATCCTGTTTCATTAGCATTGCCTCCAATTAGATCGTTGGGATATTATCGTTGTTATCATAATTGTTAGTCCTACTGTTATAATTTTTATTTTCAAAATTTTCTTCATCGAGAATTTCACTTTTTCGCCTTTTAATTAAATTCAAAAACCAAGTTAAATCATCATGACCAGCTTCAATCATATTTTCAACAACACTCTGAATCTCACGATAAAACATAAAGGCATAAGCAATTGTTGTAATGGTAATAGCGATCTCAGGTAAAAATGGCGTAAATCTAATCAGTAAACCACAAGCAATCATAACAACTAAAATGCTAAGTAACTTCTTTTTTGTACCTTTCCACATTGATTCAGATGTTATCTTTTTAGCTTTGATGGCTTTCCAAAATCCACCGCACTTTTTACTAATTGCATAGTATTTAGTAATCACATCCAAAACTAATGCAATACACAAGCCTATTGTTGGCGGTACATATGCTTGGTCAGGAAATAGCACATATGAAACTCCAGCTACAAATAAGCCCCATATTGGTCTTACTTGTTCGATTACCTTAGAGCCATATTCATACATTCCATAAAGTAGCTCTCGAATTTCGCTTTCTCTCAAGACATATCTCCCACTTTCTTTGATGAAATTAAAAAGAGAGCGCCATAAGACGCTCTCTTAAATAATTTATAAATTACAAAATATAAACATATCCTCCCGGAATATTATCGCCACCTACAAACAATGTTGAATATATTTCGCTTATTCCCCTAACCCTAACTGTGGTTTTACCTAATATTACTGATTCACCATAAGCAGGAATTATAATGTTTGCTCTTAAATATCCTGACATGATAGTAATACTTGATGGAAGGTGGCTGGCATAAATCACATTCATGCTTCCTCTAATATCATTTCTAAGAGGAATCATTATTCGCCCTGATAATTCATCTTTTTGTTTTACCAAAATGCTACCGTTAATCTGACTATAATTATTAATTTTTAAATTCCCAACAAGGATATTCTTGTTAACAATAATGCTTGAAGGGAAGTTATTGTGAATTCTTAATTTTAAATTACTGCTCAAATTTTTACTATCTGCTCGTTTTACAACCAAATTACTTACTAAGTTTCTTTTGTTAATTATTATATTTGTCGGCAAATCCGATTGATCATATTGATACTTTAAAACAAACAATGAAGCTTGAATTTGGTTATAATCTGCAATACGTGCTTTAATGTCAATTGAAGACGGTATTTCAGATTTATCTGATTTTTTAACAATTAAATTTGAATTTACAAAATATCTGGATACTACCATCTTGCCATTTACAACTTCATGTGGCAATGCTCCACCCTTTTGTTTGATTGTTAAAGACGACGATAAATCCCCATCTTCACTTTGGCGTACAATAATATTTGATACAACATCTCTTCTCGATACTATAATGTTTGCTTCAAGCCAATAATTGAAGTTATGAATGTGAATTCTTGCTGGTAAATCCCGTTCAGAGCCATATTCCCTAATATTTAGCCTTCCTTGTATTGAAGATTGTCCAACCGCATAAACAAACATGGTCGATGGTAACTCTGAACGACCAAAGCTATAAATAACATTAAGTGTGTATTTCACCTCAATTATTGGCTTATTTATACTACTTTCTCTCGTTAAGAAACTTTCGCTTTGGTTATATGATTCACTCATGGCTTTTATAATAAAGCCATAATTAGCTTCTCTTCCTTCATACCATTCGATAACTTTTTCGGTTACATCTATTTCTGTATATCCAGTTTCTTTTATATTTTGTACAGCAACAATATCCTTAATTGCTGGTTGGTTAACCCATGTAATTCCTGTTTCATCCCAAGGGGCCGCTGCTGTATAAACACCAATTTGATGTTCATTTGTATTAATCGACGTATTGTAGAGTTTAAGTTTAGCACTTTTTATTGATGCATTAACGGGTATAACGTTAGCATCAAACTGGATAAATGAACGGAATTTCTCGCCTAAGTCCTTTTTATATCCAACTACCATCAACTGCTCTGTGCCATAGTTAAGCGTTGGGATACCGCTACGCACAAATGCATCTTTTACCGATGATAATTCAATCGTATATATAGGTGGTTCAATTATCTCAATTAATCCAGACATCCTATTTTGGGGAGTAATTGATATACGACTCACAACATCACTTCTATATGGAATAAAAAGCCTTGCTCGTTTTTGGTTTCCTAATACGGGCGGATATCCGGGCTTTATAACAACATAATCACTATAAATGGTAATTTTTGATGTTAAATCGTCATATTTTGTAACTATCAATGATGATATAATTTCAGATTTTCCAACACCGATAACTTTGACCCTACCAGCCATTTTGTTTTTGGCTGGTATTATTATATGTCCCTCTAAATTTGAAACCTCATTCAAATAACCACTTCCCATCTCATTGTATTGAGACTGGATCAGCCTCTACGTTAAGCTCAAAATACTGCCCCCCAACAACTTCTATGTTAGGTGTTAATCTTATGTAAAATTCTAATGTGTCTCCATATGCCAATACTAGATTGTAATTTAATTCTGATTCAGGAATAAATGGATCATTGGTTTTGCTTATTTCAATGTTTAATACATTTTCATCATACATCTTTTTCAATCTAATATTACTTAAAACATTTGGATTGGTGTTTTTTATAATAACCTTCATTACATGAGAAGTTGTTCCAGCATAAATATCACCAAAATCAAGATACTTGATAACATCTCCAAGGTTTGTAGAATAATAATTACCCGAACCATCCATAAACATTAATCCAGTATAATCGCCTACAAAGTTTACCGTTACCGTATTCTCTCCACCATATATATCTCTAACATTAATTGTAAGAACATTGTTTTGCCCTATATATATTTCATTTTCTTTAAACAATTTACTAAATGTGATTGGTGGCGTTATAAATTCAGTATATTCATCCCCATCTGTCGGATATATTTTTTTTCCATTCAAATATACATTGTATTGTACATCATCATTATCGTCGTCTGTAATTGTTGCGTCTATTTTCATTCCAATCATCGAAGTTTCGATCATTGGTACTTCGTTTGTTAATGTTACAAAGAAATCAAAATTTGTTTCATTAGAGCCATTTGTCACATATAAACGAATCAGGTTTAAACCAACTCTAAAATAACTATTTGCTATTTCATGACTAATTTCCAATGGTGGAGTCTGCGGAGATGTATAACCAGTTTCAGGATAAATTTGGACTCCATTTATTTCAATTCTATATTGAACATCTAAGTTTTCATCTTCTGTAATCGTACCCGATAAAATTACATTTTCATTGTGTATTGTAGTTTTGTCTAAAGAGCCTTCAAACTTTATTGGTGGCAAAAATTCAATCAATAATACAGGACGAAAACCGGTATTTACATTAACAGTTGTGCTTGTAGGAGAAATGTAACTAAATCCACCTACACTTGAATAACCGCGAACAGTCCTATTACCCGATCCTGATGTATTTGTGGTACTCGTTTGACTCCAAATACCATTCCAATTCCATACAGCATTATCCGATCCGACAGGGCCATTAACTATAAGTCTGTCCCATTCATTTTCTTTATCTATACTTGAAACTCCGCCCGTCAGGAGGCGAATAGTGAAATTATTTTTGCTTAGCGACGTTTCTTCCATCATTTCGACTTCATACACATTCCAAGTCCATCCATGGCTATAAACACTTGAGTTAGCAAGAAGTCTCCAATACCTTGAAGGGGAAGACTTAGGTACGTCTATTACATTTAGATTGACTCCCAATCCTGAAACTGTTACAACATCCACCCATGTAATCTTATCAGCTGAGCGCTGTACTTTTATGGATGAGACTGTACCATTGATGTCTGTAGATTGATAAAGTTTAATTCTCCGAATCTCTTTATCTTTTCCCTCTCCAAAGTCATATCCGATATAAGCAACACCGTTTGCCGAAGTACCCACTTGGGAGCTTGCCCATGTCGAGCCGGATATGGAACCGTCGAATGCACTATCTTTGCTTGTTCCACCGGCGTCTCCGCCGCTAATAGGTGTACCGCCCACGCAAAGGTTCTCTCCAGTAATGACATACGGCAGACCACTTCCGCTTGCTATCCCAACTGTGTTCAGATTATCCCAACTTATACTATGCTGTATATTCCTATCAGCTATTAATTTCCATCTTCCTAAATAATCTCTGTCAACACAAATCCAATAAAAATCACCGTTTGGATTTGCACTTGAAGCGGCGGGGATAAAATCAGAAGTTTTTTCTCCTAATCCACTAAATACCCCCACTGTATTTGAAGAAGATGCATAATGACAACGAATCCTCTTCCCTACCTCTAAATCTCTGACATCTATTACTTCATCAGGATGTAGAAGATAACCTGTATCATCAATATCTATAGCATCTATATTCCAGTTTTGATTAGAAGGCATGCCTGATGGGGTTTTAATCACAACAGTATGCTCTGTTTCTTCAAGCCCTGTTATCTCATACGCTAGAATTCGATATTGAAGTGCTGTATTTGTCTGACTAGGCGTGTAACAAGAAAACGTACCTGCCGGGACTCCATCGATTTCAACTGGAATATTGTCGGGCTTGTTAATCCATCTGTTGACAATTAGACGCAACGACGTTCCATAAAACTTAAAAGAAAGTTCGGCATTAGTGTCATAAGTTAGATAAACACTTCCTCCATAGTAATACGTTTGAGATGTCTCAAAGTTCCATACCCCTATTCTTTTTATTTGCGGTACGATATCATCGAACCTTCGCCACCCCGGCTCAGGTTGGTTTAGTTGATCTCCAATGTTAGCCACCGTCACCCCTCCTTGTATTCTTTACAGAACGTCCTTTTTCTGCGTTTTCTGCCTCTACAAAATGCTTAATATTCTCCAGAGGGACCTTTCTGTTAGGCGTAGCTATTCCTCCATAAACTCGAAGACTGGTCTAAATCCAACTGCGGTATCTGTAGTAGTAGATGTCATGTAACTAAAATTATTCGTTCCTGTCGTGCCGCCCCTTGTCACCCTGTTCGTGGCGGCGGCAATAGAAATAACAGGAGTATCTTGCGTCCAAGTTTTTACTACATCATGATGAAACACATCAAACAATGTTTTTCCTGCTTGAATTTTAGTTAAATCAAATCCAATAATATATTTATCAAATTCTGAATTACTTGGAAATGCTTTTCCTGTGCCTTGATCTGTTGTTGAACTATTTCCATTTACATCTGTATATGCTACGCCGCCTGTGAGGGATCGAACAATAAAACTATGTTGTATTTTGTTTCCTTGACTGTCCATTAAACTGAGTTCACCAATACCATACCAATTGGCTACATATGAATCGGCAATAATAATTCGATAGAATTTATATGAAGTGGTATTATTTATTACATAGTCAATAGGTTTCAAAATATCGTTTGGATGCACACCTGAAAATAAATTTGAAAAAGTAACTCCGTCATTAGAACCCTGAATCGAGAAATTCTTTATTCCACTGTGATCCGCGCCGCCTATAACCAAAGCCCCGCCAGTTATAGTAATAATCCTTAAATCCATAGCATCATCCAACTCAATCGTAAGAGATTGGTTCGGGGAACTTGTATTGTATACCCATGAGGACATGTAGTTATCAACACCGCTAGCCTTAGTTAAACCGTTAAATACATTCCAAGGCGAACCGTAATTATTCGGCCCCGGTGTGTTTCCAGAAGCAGTTATGGTCTTAACTCCTAACGGACGAATGAAATCAGCCGGTCTTCCTTGAATCACTTTCCCTGCGTTCAACGTATCCCACCTAATACTGTGTTGAACCACTCTGTCTGCAATCAACAAACCTTTATCGACTTTGACAAGATAGAACGTTCCATTCGGAGTTGCTGAACCAGTGACAGGTATTTCTGTCCCGGCTGTTCCTCCTAAGTTGCTAAAAGTTCCCACAGCACCATTAGAAGCCTGATAGTTACAAACAATATAATCCCCAATCTGCATATCTTCGATTCTTGTACGCAAAGACCCCGTTGTTGCAGGTACAGGACTCATATTAACTAGCCTCCTTATTGTTTTTTTTTAGATATGTCTCGACTTCTTTAATATATTTTCCAACAGTTTGTCTATTAAGTCCGTACATTTCTGCTATCTGAATTCGAGTTAATTTATCTTTCTTGTTTAACTCATACATTTTAAGTTTTTCATCGAAAGTGAAATACTTTCCAGGGAAGCGAGCTTTTATCATATTTTCCACATGCTCTTTACTTTGCTTTCTTCCAGTTAATGCTCTTCTCATATTCTCAATATGTTGCGGTGACAATCCACCATAATTTACATTATTTTTACCCTTGCGCAATTCACTTAATTTCTTTCTTGTCTCTTCACTATGTTTAAATCCTTTTAATTTTTTCCTGATTTTTTCACGATGTTCTAAAGTTATAACCTTACCTTTGTTTGACTCGCTAATTTTTCTTTTAACTTCTTCTGGCCATTCAAAATTATCATATCCACCGTGTCGATTATTGAAACCATGTTGCAATGAATCATAGTAGTCAATATAGTATTTTTCTTTTTCATCAAGTTCTTCTATTGAACAGTATTCTAACACTTCAAATTTAAAGTAATTTTCACCATGTTTATTATAAGAATTCTGAAGATGTTTATTTGGATGACAATTGTATTTTAACCATCTTTTATGAGTTTCTAATCTCATGTTTACATTCTTACTTACACCGATATAACACTTTCCATTTGCTGTATTTGTTATCTTATATACACCACTGACAATAGGAGTCGCCGGAACTGGCATTAAAACCACCTCAATTAAACAGCATCAGCCTTAACTTTAATATCAAAAGTACCTCCGCCGACTTTATCTTTATCTGTTGTTAAACGCACATAAAATTCTATTACTTCATCAAAACCAAGAACCTGATCATAGAAAAGCTCATTTTCAGCTATAAACGGCATATTAGATTTACTTATCTCTACGGTTAGTCCATCTATATTATGTTCAGGATAGATCCTTATATTTTTTACATCAAATGGGAAAGTATTTGTTAAATACACTTTGGTGTCCAAAGATGTTTGACCTGAAATCAATGTTCCAAAATCGAGATATTTTAACACTCCACCAAATGAAGTAGAATAATATTGTTGAGATTCATCCATAAACATTAAACCAGAATATTTTTTGTCTAGTTCATCAATAATAATTTTTAAAGAGGAAATTTTTGGAGAAGATATCGCTAGTTTCTCCGTCATTGTTAAAAGATCAAGGTTTAAAATATCGTCAATTGAATCTAGTTCTAAATAAAATCCAAAACGCATTTGATTAAAATTTCCCAATAAACTTAATTCTATTTGAGATAATTGATTTAACTCTTCCACTTCCATTCCATTATTTTTAACATCATTTAGATTATTTATATTGACGTTTTTCCAACTTCCATCTATAAAGGAATAAGATTTCCATGACTGTCCTTTATCTATTGACAAAATAATTTTAGCATCCGAATTATAAGATTTATTGCAAGATAAAAATAAATTATCTATACTATCAACAATAATATCTTTAGAAGAAATAATAACTTGAGGATTCGGTATAGCATTTATTTTTAATACGTCAAAAAGATCATTAGAAGACCACAATAATACATCAATATTATTTGATTCTAATTCATAAATAATATGCTCTCCAAACGAATTTGTTGCATTAAATTCACTGACACTCATCCCATAATTGTCAAACATATCTTTAGTTAAGGTTCCAGTTCCAATAATTATCCAACCTAATTCTGGATCGTATGTCTTATATTTACCATCGTCATCAATTAAATATTTTAATTTAGTTTGAGCTTGATAAAATTCAATCTCCGATAAGCAAGACCCCCAACTTCCGTTTCTAGTTAACACAAAACGAACATACCGATTCGTTATATTCACATTGTGAGTTCTAACGGTTCCATAAGGAGTTGAACTATTATGAGTATTTGTTACCCAAGGCACAATTTCAGTAAAATTGATATTGTCATCAGAAACTAAAATTTGATAGTTTGATGAAGCATCATCTCTACATCTAGGCCATACTTTTATCTGATTTATAAATATTGGAGATATTGCCTCAAAATCAAATGTTAAAGTTTGATTTCC